TAAGATATCCCAGAAACATGGCACTAATAGCATTATACCCCATTATAATATGGGTATTACTTATTGTAATTCTGCTATAATGCCTGTGGAAAAAAAGTTTTCCACAGATACTTTAACTAAGCCTATAGAAAAAACCTGTGGAAAAAAAGTTTTCCACAGGGTCTCAAACATGCGATTATGAAAAATACTCTATGCCTTAACTCCACTTGCACTTGCACTTGTGTAATTTGTGTAATTTGTGGGAACTGCGGGCACCACGGAAAACCAAAGAAGGTATATAATCATAATGGTACTATAGTAATATGCATAGGGACCATAGATACTCCTATGTTACAATGTGAAATGTGTAATCTCCCCCTCAGGGACTCTATTTTCAAAGAGGATTCCTGTGTTATATGATGGACTTTATGAAAAACCTATTCCAGGTAATACTCCAAAAGAAAGATTAGATTATATTATTAATAAGTATCCTTTGGAGATGTTTACCATTCTTTTTGGACAATTAAGAGAATCAATTATATCTGTAGAACCAAAGATGAAGAAGGTGCTTCTTTCAGAATGAAATGATAGTTGAAAACAGAATGAAATGATAGTAAATAGTCTTAACCTCCTCTATGGGATAATGAATATTATACAAAGAATTAATAAGTACTTACTTGAAAATAGTTCCACTTGTGGAGATTCCACCCCCATGGGGACCCATTCTCTTGATTATCAAGAATTTGAAAGGGAGTCCCCCTTGGGGAGAGATATCTTTCCGGTTAATGAAGACCCTGAGAACCCCTTGGGGAATCAATCATTCATTAATAATCTAATTAAGAATGGTTATGAATATGATAATGACAAAGATTGGTATGTAAGGTCATGGACCACCAATTCTCCCACTCATCCTGATGGGGAAGAGAAAATCCTTCAAATCTGGAAGAAGAAATGGGTGGAAGTATTAACAGACCCTATTACAGGGGAAATATTTCATGAGTCATGATTCTACTCCCATGGGGACCTCGCCTCTTATTAAGTGTTATTGTCTTGAAGATGGGACGTGGATATTTAAAACTATTGCGTTAAATGATGAATATTTTCTACAATATAAAAAAGAATGGAATCAATATAAAGATTTTGGGTCCTACTGGATTTACTCTGATTGAAGTTCTCATTGCTGGTGTAATCCTTATGGGGGTTATGAGTTTTATGAGTAGGATAACCGTAGCTTCTCTTAATGTGTCCTCTAATCTTAATAAAAGAAATATAATAGAAAATAAAATAATAGAGAATATACAATTACTCCATCAAGCAGATGCGGGACTTATTATTAATGATATTATCGAAGAGGGATGCAATAATCCTCCTTTAGAATTATTTAAAGTAATTGAAGCTGATGTTCCGCTGATTGATGGTGTTAATAGAACTATTGACATTGATGATAATATATTAATTGTTACTTATATCTTTAATCCTCCTGAGACAAGTATTGAGATCGAAAGGAGGATAGTGGAGCTTTCGCCTAACTTTACAACGTATTGTCCTTAGAATAATAAAAGAGCAATAGTTCTGCCATGGTGGGAAGTACTGCTTTTTTTTCATACTTGACAGGGTATAGATACTGTGTTATAATTGATATGAAACAAGTAAAGGATTATGGCTAAAGGATTTACTGTTAAAGCAAACGCTCCTACTGTTCAAAAGGAAGAGTGGGATTTTGATGCGATTAAAGCACGAATGAGGGGGAAAGCTATTGTTTTTTGCCTTCCTGGTAGAGGATGTTCTTATGCGTTTTTAAAGAGTTTTGTACAACTTTGTTTTGATTTAGTTCAGAATGGGATGTCCATTCAAATTAGTCAAGATTACTCTTCTATGGTTAATTTTGCTAGATGTAAGTGTCTTGGTGCTAATGTACTAAGAGGACCAGATCAAAAACCTTGGGATGGTAAGTTAAAGTATGATTATCAATTGTGGATTGATAGTGATATTGTATTCAGTAGTGAAAAGTTCTGGCAGTTATGTGATGTTTCAGTACCAGCAGAAGGTGAAGAGCGAGGAATCACTGGTGGATGGTATGCTACTGAAGATGGTAAAACAACATCTGTTGCACATTGGTTGGAAGAGGATGATTTCCGTAAGAATGGCGGAGTTATGAATCATGAGACTGTAGAATCAATTAGTAAGCGTAAAAAGCCCTTTACAGTTGATTATACTGGTTTTGGTTGGGTTATGATTAAACATGGTGTATTTGAACAACTTGAATATCCTTGGTTTGCTCCTAAGATGCAAGTATTTGAATCTGGTAGTGTACAAGATATGTGTGGAGAAGATGTTAGTTTCTGTTTAGATGCTAAAGAAGCAGGTTATGAAATCTGGTGTGACCCTAGAATTAGGGTTGGACATGAAAAAACACGTGTAATTTAGGAGAATTTGGTAAATGGGACTAAGAACATTTAGTGGTGGTGAATCATGGGTGCCAGGAACACCCAAAAAAACTCGTCAAGGTAGGTCCGCAAGGACTTTATTATCAGCAACCTCTAGAAATAAACGTAAAAAGGCATATAGAGGGCAAGGAAAATAGTAATAATGGGGGGTTCCAATGGGACCCTCTTTTTTTATGTCTTTTCATACTATAAATAACCATATAATTGTGTAATTATTCCTTTAATATATGGAAAGTAAGGTATTTAAAGATATTAGCATGACTTTTGAGACAAATCCTCTTACGGATGATCTTATTGCGTTGAAAAATACTACTGCAATTGTACGTTCCATTAAGAATATAATCTTTACTGTTCCTGGTACTAAATTTTTTAACCCAAGTTATGGATGTAAAATAACTGCATCACTATTTGAGACTCTTGATAGTATTAATGCAAATATTATAGAAGATGAGATTAAATTATCAATTGGTAAGTATGAATCAAGAGTTAATTTAATAAAAGTAAAAGTTTCTTCAGACTTTGATGAAAACGTATTTAACGTTTCATTGCAATATGAAGTTATTGGTGTGGGAATTCCTCCACAACAATTAGAGTTTGTATTGTTACCAACTAGATAAAATGCCATTAGTTAATTTTTCCAGCTTAGACTTTGCGCAGGTTAAGTCATCCCTTAGAGAATATCTAAGAGCAAACTCAGATTTTACTGATTATGACTTTGAAGGATCAAACCTTTCAGCAATTCTTGATGTTTTAGCATATAATACATACATTACTTCATATAATGCTAACATGGTAGCAAATGAAGTTTTCATTGATACTGCAACATTGAGAGAAAATGTTGTTTCATTAGCAAGAAATATTGGATATTTGCCTCGTTCAGTAACATCAGCATACACAGATGTTAGTTTCTTTGTAGATTGTTCCACTCTTACAGTAAAACCTTCAACTTTAACCCTTAAAAGAGGTCCAGTTTGTAGTTCTGCAGGTACATTTGGTGGTGGTTCTGGTATTTTTTCAATATTAGAAGATATTACTGTCCCAGTTTACAATCAGATAGCTTCATTTGATAATATTACAGTTTATGAAGGTACTCTTGTACATAGAGACTTTACATATAAGGCAAATTACCCAAATAAGAAGTTTATTTTACCAAATTCTGGTATAGATACCAATTTAATCTCAGTTAAAGTTAGACCAAACGAAAGTTCAAGCATTCAAGTCAAATATTCATTACAAGATGACCTTTTTGATGTCTCATCAACCTCAAAAATCTATTATTTACAAGAAATTGCTGATGAAAGGTATGAAATCTTCTTTGGTGATGGAATTTTTGGAAATAAACTAGAAGAAAACAATTTTATTGAAGCACATTACATAGTTTCTAATGGAGATGCAGGAAATAGGATTTCTTCCTTTAACTTTGCTGGAAAACTTTCATATACATTGAATAGTGTTAATTATAGTGTAACTAGTAAAATTTCTGCTATAATTCCTGGTGCTCCTTCCTCTGGTGGAGCTGGTATCGAGCCAGTTGAGTCTATTAAAAAGTATGCACCAAAGATTTATGCCACTCAAAATAGAGCAATCACTCCAGATGACTATGAAACTATAATTCCTGCTAAAATTTACCCAGAAACAGAGTCAATTTCAGCATTTGGTGGTGAAGATTTGGTTCCACCCCAGTTTGGTAAGGTTTTTGTTAGTATTAAACCCAAAAATGGTGACTTTGTTCCTAATTTGATCAAAGAAAAGATCAAATCAAAGTTGAAAAAGTATGCTGTTGCAGGTATTATACCAGAAAT